ATGTATCAGACTGTGGGTATGGACAACGGAGCTTTCTGGCTGCCCGCCCTACTCGGTGCTGGTGGTGTCGTGGTGGCCGCATTGATACCAATCGTCATAGGTCTACTCGCGCAGCCGATCGCACTCAGACGTATCGAGCTGCTCAACACGAGTGTCGAGGGAGCCGGCAGCGGGGCGGCCAAGAGCGATCTGGCTTCCGTTCGAGATCAGAGTGTGATCGAGTACAAGCGCAGGTTCGAGGGAGCGGGCGCGAAGTCCTGGCTCTCGTACGGGTTGAGCTACGGCGGCGTCAACATTGTGATGTTTCTTGTGACGCTCGGCCGCAATGACTGGAACCTGGAACGATTGCAGAGCAGCAACTGGGATGCCCTGCTCCTCGTGTTCCATTTCCTCTTCATCATTGGTTCCGCGTGGGCAGTTCTCTACTCACGTGATCGCGCCACGCTGCGAGACGAGCGTCAAGCAAGTTAGACGCGGTACTCGGCGGGGACGCCCTTGCCGATGAAACTGAGGTAGCTGACGGTGCCGGCCGCGACTCCGGTGAGGAGCGCGGAGCCGAGCGCGATGACGAGGCCGACGCCTTGTGCTCCGACGTCGCCCCAGGTCACGGCCTGGGAGGCGATCGCGTAGCCCGCGAAGGCGGTGCTTGCTGTCTGCGCTCCGGTGCGGATGCCTGCCTTGGCAGCGGCGACGTGGGTGCCGGCGGCGAGCGGATCGCGTTCGAGGTCAGCGTCGCGCTGTTCGGCGGCAAGCTTCACTGTGCGCTCGCCGTGCTCGCCGTACGTCTCGGCGGGATCTGAGATGAGTGACATTTGGGTTACTCCTTCTGTGTGGGGGTGGTGTCGGGGTCTGGCTGGTACTCCGGCCAGGGCGGGATCGTGCTCTCGTCAACGCACTCGGCGGCGATGAGTCGGCGGATCAGGAGCGACGCGAACTCCTCGACCTTGCGGCGACGCCGCGCTTCGCGGTCGGTGGCCTTCCGGGCCTTCTCGACCTGCTCGTGCGCCTTGTCGACGTCGTTGCGGATCTGCTGGGCTCGGCCGGTCAGGCGTCGGTAGACGTGCTTCGTGGCGGGCCAGATGACTGATCCGACGCCGAAGGCCGTGGCGAGCGTGCCGACGACTCGGAGCGTCTCGAGGTCCATTCGGGGGTTACCTCAGTTTCGGTCGAGGCTCGTAGGCGTACTTCCATGTCTGGGCGATGCGGAGTCCGGCGATGATGATGCCGAAACCGAAGAGCGTCATCTGCGCGTACCGGTTGCCGGTGCCCGTGATCTGCAGGTAGATGACGGTGCCGAGGTAGATCGCGAGTCCGAGCAGGAGGAGCCCGCAGGCGAGCTTCTCGGCCCACCACCACCCGGGGAGGACCGCCAGGCTGCCGACGATGCCGGCAGCCAGGGATAGCCACCCCCAGGCGGTGGTGAGCGCGGGTCCGATCTCCACCTCGATGGAGGTCGGCGGGGCGATGAGAGCTGCGAGGCCGAGCATGATCGCTAGGACGTATGCGCACAGGAAGAACGCCTTGAGGTACGGGTGGATGGACAGCTCGCGCCACGCCCACCGCCCGAATGAGGCGCGAGCGCTCGTCATGCGCCGAGCTTGGCGGCGATCCGGTGGAGGATGCCGCCCTTCTTCGCGTCGCTGAGGTCGTTGATGACGCCACGCACGATGTAGGAGCCGTTCGCTTCGCGGGCGAGCTCGGACACGGCGGAGATGTCGGCGTCGTTCATGCGGACGGGCTTGACCTCGAGGCCGAGCTGCGCGCGAAGGGTCTGGATGGACGCGACGCGAGCCATGGAGGCAACGTGCGCGACGCCGCCTTCGTAGACGTAGAGCGCACCGTTCTGGGCGCTCTGGATGAGGACGGGAACGGACATGATTTCCTCCAGCTGCTGGTTGAGTGATGGTGTGCCGGCAACGAGCGCCTGGCGCTTCCGCTCGGCCTCGTTCCCGATGTAGTCGAGCGGCATTCCGCCCGGGCATGCGGTCGAGTAGGAGACTCCCCACCGGCCGAGCATTTCGCGGTGGCCGTAGAGGTTGGAGCGGCTGATCGTGAAGCCGTTGCGGAAGGCGACGTCGGCGGCGAGCGAGGCGATCGAGTCGATGTTCTCGGGCGACTGCGGCCACCCGGATGCGTCGCCAACGGCCGAGTTGACGCACTCCATCGTGAAGGCCTGCGAGTCACGCGACGCGGACCCGGAGGTCCAGGCGCGCGACTCTTCCTCGACGACTTCGTACAGCTGCCCGCGGGGGCCGACGACGGCGTTGGCGGACACCTGGCGGGATCCGCTCGTCATCATGTTGATGGTCTGTGAGGCGGAGCCGTTCGCGGTGTGGTGGAGTTGGATCTCGATGATGCGAGAGCCGAACCGCGACGACTTCTGGTGCGTGGGGTGCGTGCTCGTGTAGAGCTTCGACCTAGACAAGGCGGTCCTCCTCGGGGATCTCAACGAACGGAAGGGCTTCGATGGGCTTGCCCTCGAAGCGGGGCCCTTCCCAGCGGATGACGAGCACCCAGGCGACCTCGCAGGAGTCCTCTGGGTCGAGGTCTCCGATGCGAGCGGCGCCGGGGACGTCGTGCGCGACCGTGATGCCGGGGTGCTCCGACTCTGGGTGTCGGTCGAAGTACGCGGCGAGCTCCTGGTTCGCCTCGCGGGACAGGTCGGGGTGGTCGAAGGGGATGCGGAAGCGTCCGTCTTCGGTGGTGATCGTGACGGCGGTGAACCGGCCGTCGGTGTCCTGTTCGAGGACGTCGAGCAGGCCGCTAAGGTGCTGCCCCTCGGGGAGCAGCGCGAGCGCTTCAGACATGTGATGCCTCCTGGGTTGCATGAGAAAAGCCCCGCCGAGGGGCGAGGCTGGGCGCCAGTAGAGTGACGCCGTGGACTTGATTGCGATCTTCGATGAATGGGCAGCCAGAGCTGCGCTCGTGCTTGGGCTCTTCGCTACTGTTGTTGCCCTGCTAGCCCGCCGAGACGCTGGCTTTCGCAAGGCCTGGTCCGTCGAACACCGCGAGGTGCCAACAGGACTTCCCAGTGGGGAGACCAAGTGGGTCGCGCACGTCGTCAACACGACAAGAGACCGGGCCGAGGTGACTGGGCTTTTCTTCTCGCCAACAATCCCGATCGGATTCAACTGGCCGCAGTTGGATCCTGGTGAGTCATTCGAAGTGGACACGACGCGGATCGACGGCATCGTGATCAACTGGAAGCGACCGGGTAAAGCACGCGTCTATCGCTACATGCACCGGCCTATGCGAACTCCTTGGAAGTACCGCATCAAGGAGGCATGGAACCGCCTCCGCGATGTTCCTCGCTAGGTGGATTCGTCCGGTGTCGGCAGCGTGTCGGTGAGCGCGGCCCGGATCTCCTCCGGGTCGCCGCCGTCCTCCACGAACCGCTTCGCGGATGCGGCGATGTCGAGCGGCACCTGACGCATACGCGCCCGCTTCTCCTGCTCCGTCGCGGCCGCGATGCGCAGCTCTTCGAGTTGTTCGTCGGTGAGTGTTGCGAGCTCGTCGAGAGACATGAGCACGTCCTTTCGCTAGACGGGAGTGCCGATCAGGGCACCGGTCGGCCATGCCTCAGCGGTGAGCGCGGTGAGGGTCGCGTACGTCCACGAGTTCGACCCCGCCGACTGGTAGAAGAGCCCCGCCGACTTCCAGCCGAGCAGCGAGTTCGCGATCGCCGCACCCTCGCGCCACACCTGCGACGCGACTCGTCCGGTCGGACGAAACCCCGGCATGCCAGTCGCGCCGCCAGGCGAGATCATGATCTCCCCGGCCTGCGTGGGCCAGACGTCCGACACCAGGAACGTCACCTCGTCGTTGATGCGACGGAAGTTGATGAACCCGTACGCGTGATTGAACGCGGCGGGCAAGGCGACTCGCCGCCACCCAGTGTCACCGCGCAGCACGGACCATCCGGTGTTGGTGTTGGTGCCGCTGACCTTGATCCACTGACTCGCGCCGTTCGTGCCGAGCAGGCCACCGCTCGTGAACGTGTCCCGGTACACCGTCCCCGGCGAGGCCGTGACGACACCGTTCGGCATGCCCGTGCCGACGAGGTCCACGTTCGGCATGCCGGACGCGCCCTGCGGGCCAATGCCGCCCTGCGTGCCAGGCGACCCAGCGCGGAGGCCGAGCGCGAGAGTCAGGTTCGGATACGAGCCCGACAGGCTCGCCGTCATCACGACCATCCCGAGCCGAATGGACGTGCCGTCGACACACCCGAAGATGACAGGCACCGACGCCATCCGAGCAACCGGAACCGACCGCTACACCCTCACGGACGAAGGCAAGGAGTTCGTGCGTCGCTGGTTCGGCGCCCAGCCCCTCGATAGGCCTGACATCGCCGAGGACTAAAGCTTCGCGACGCTGGACGCAGCCTAAGTAAGGTTCGAGGCATGTCAATCACTTTTACAGCCGCAAGCTTTGTGGGAACAGCGCCGGACTGGGTCGCCGCAATCGGAACTGTTCTGGCCGCCGTGGGCGCGGTCATCATATTCGGCATCGGCGTCGGCCTGCGAGCGAAATCGCAAGCCGCACGCGTCTACGCGACACTGGACCGACGGTTCTTCTTCGACCCCACGCGAGAACTCGACATGCAGCTCAAGTTCAGGGACGACCTGACCGGTGTCGGCGTCGAAGTCAGCCAGTTCAACCCGCAGCAGCTGGACCTCATCATGAGGCCAACTACGCAGGCCCTCATCCTCACCTGCACGATCCACAATGGAAGCGACGAAATCATGGGCCCGGCCCGCGTCGACGTTTACAGCCCGGTGCAGGACGCATTCATCGCCACACTCCAGCCCGAAGTCATTCTGATGCCAGGAGAATCGCAGACGATCTCTTGCGCGATTCCTTCACTTGACCGCCCGTTCCGAGAAGTTCTCCGGCTCCGTGTTGTCTACCGTGACAGCTCAAACCGGTGGTGGCAGCGGTTCGAGAAGGAGTCAGCCCGACGTGCAGGAGTGCAGATCCTCGCCTCGACGGGTGACGACGAGCAGCTCGCGCGACGGCTTAGTACCCTACGTCCGCCAAAGCTGTAGCTCACGGCTCGAAGCGAAAGCGATCCGCTGCTGGTCAGACGAAGGAATCGACGATGAGGGAGTGCTCGACGTCTCCGTCGATGACCAAGAGAGATCCCGCTCCGTCATGATTGCCCACCGCGACAACCCGGGCATCCAAAGGAAACTCCTGCAACATCGCGATTACGTCGCGTACGGAATACATTCTCAATCCCACCTCCAGCAAGGACGCAATGAAACCGACCGAATCGGCAGCAACACTGACCCGCCGCGCCAGCGAAGCCTGTGCAGCCGCAATCCTGGAGATGCAAAGTTGGTCCGAACGTTCACTGAGCGTCCTCCCATTCCAAGACCCCGACGTTGCTTTCGACGGGTGGCTCGTGCTGACACAGAGCGCACCACCGGCAGACGCCATCATGAAATTCGGAGATGCAGTGCTGTGGGCCCGAGCTGCCCTTGACCACATCGCGTGGGACCTATATACCGACCTCGTCGACCACGAGGACCCGCGAAAAGCCGACAGACTCTACTTCCCAGTCCGAGCCACACGGGGGGACTTTGACGGCACGATGAAAGCCACTTTCCCTGGCGCCACACCGGAAGTGGTGGACATCTTTCTGAGCATTCAGGATCACCAGACCGGCAAGAATCTGCTGGAACCTTTGAATAAACTATCGACGGATCTCCGACACAGAGCACTCGGAGTGGCTGCGTACCCCGACCTCAAGGCCGAATTCGTGATGCCAGATGTCCCCGAGCATCTGAGCTTGGACCTTGGCATTCCGCAGACCCGGACCCTCACCACTCGCGAACCCAGTGTGGCCTGCTTGATCGGATGGCGAACCGTTGAGGGAATTGAGGTCGCTCGCGATGCGGCTCCTCCGGTGCCTGCCCTCCCCGAACTGAACATTGGCCTCGGCGTTTCCGGGCTGCGTGGCGCTTTGTCTCTCGAGTCGCTATCTGAGTGTTTGGATCGCTTCTCGATGTTCGTGCTTCGGTATCGTCTCGCGACAGGTCGTTAAGGGTTCGGCTACAAGCTCGCGACGCTGAACTCAGCGACCTTGAGCCCCGTCCCCTGCGCATGCCCAAGGACACCAACGAGGGTCTGAGCCGCGAGCGTGCCCTCGTTGATCTCGAGCACCTGCACGCCGTTCACGAGGGCCTTCAGGTTCGCGCCGTTCGCGACGACCGTGATGCGGTCACCCGCCTGCGGTACGAGCGGGATCGACGCGCCGACGGCTGACGTGGTTCCGCCCTCAGACTTCCAGAACTGCAAGCCTGGGGTCGTCGAGTCGATGCGGAACGACAGCCACCAGTATCCGCCCGCACCGTACCGGAACAGGAGGCCACCGCCTCGAGCGGCCGGGGTAGCGCCGATCGCGCCGATCCGCATCGACACGCGCATGTTGCCCGTGCCCGCGTCGAGCGACACGACACCGGTCGCGGTCATGTTCGCGAAATCGAGCATCCCGTTGAGGATGCGAGCGGGAGTGGCGGGGCTCCCGTTCTTCACCCACGGCACCGCCGCGTACGACGTCGACCCGAGGTCGGCCGAGTTGGGACGCTCGAAGTCGTCGTAAATGTACGGCGGGAACACGCGCAGTTGCCCGCCGCGCGGCGTCCCCTTGCCGCGGAACTTGTGCAGCTCGGACATGATCCTCCTAGATCCAGTTCAGCTCTGAGAGCCGGTCGGTGATGAGCTTCAGCGCCGGCACTCGGGCCGCTTCGCTGAGGTGCAGGTCGTCGGACGAGATCGACGGGCCCTTGTTGCCGAGCGCGATCTGCGCGAGATCCGCCGCCGTGGGCGTGATGCCCAGGTCGGTGTAGATGCGCGTCGAACCGACATACGACGCCAAGTCCACGCAGCGGCGCCCGTAGGTCGCGAGGTGCGCGTTGATGCGATCGAGGCGCGTCCGCTCCGCACTGGACGGGGAGAGGTTCGTGTCCCGGAAGTTGTTCACGAACAGCACGTACTTGCCCGACGCCTTCGCGAAGTGGTAGGCCTGATCGATCCACGAGATGAGCGTCGCGACGTCCGTCTCCGCGGCACCGAGCCCGGTCGTGTTGTTCTTGACCGGGTTGATGACCACGATGCCGTCCGCATGCTGAGCGAAGTCGGGGGTGAACACCGACCCGGCAGGAGCAGACACTGCGACACCAGACGCCGACCGGGTGAACGTCCACTGCGTGAGCGTGCCCTGCGCCTTCGACATGACACCCGGCACCCCCGCCAGCACACCCGACCACGAGAACGCGTTCCAGATGTTCGGCGGCACGTTCGTCGAGGACACCGCCACCGACCCAGACGCGGGGATCGCGGCCACCTCAGACGTCACGAGCGGGCGCGAACCGAAGCGCGCGAACTGCTGCTCGCCCAGGATGCCCCCGTTCGCACCCTGGTGCAGCGTCAGCCCGTTCGGCCCAGTCCACGACGACCACGGCAAGCCCGCGAACGTCGATGATCCGACCGACACGAGCTTCGTGCGCGCGACGCTCACGAGCTTCGTCCGAACTCCCGTGCTGGCATCCATGAGGAACGTGTCCCCACCGACCTGCTCGGTGACGGTCGGGCCGCCCCGAGAAGCGGCCGCGACGCTCGCAGTCGGCCCGGACGGCACGTACAGCGAGCCGTCCGTCAGCACACCGAACCAGACGTAGCCTGCCTGGTCCACGAACGCGAGCTCGAAATCGACCTCCGAGTCAAGCAGAGGGACATGCACGATGCCGGCGATGTCCTCCGCCAGCAGGGGACGATGCTCCGCGACGACGTGGAAATTCTCATCCTCGGAAAACAGCGACACATACCCGTTCTCATCGAACGCACCCCGCAGCAGCTTCGTGCCCGAAGGAACACCCTGCGGAATCCACTTCGACGCCAGCTCGGCATCCACAGCACCGTCAGCGATAGACGAAACCATCTCGGTGACCGTGCCACCAAGACCTTCGTCGAGCGCCTCCGCGACAGCCGGAACGACACGACCGTCGATCTTGCTCCTGAACAGTGTGGGGCTATCCATCAGCGACGACGCCGAGATGTCGTCGAGCGCCTTCGCCTCGAAGCCGGTGCCCCAGCTCACGGGATCAGTCATCATGCCTCCCTCGGGCGGAACATTGGCGGGAACGTGGAGTTATCGAGCCACCAGCCGCCGATCGACACGGCACGGCCGGGATCGACCGGGCCGACCGCGAACGCGTTCTCGGGCGCCGGGATTTTGAGCAGCTGCGACAGCGGACCACCCTCAGCGGGAACGTGGAGCGGCCAGGGAATGTCCGCGAACCCCTCGGGAGCGTCGTCGATCCACTCGACGGAGACCTTGTAGTGGCACGCGGGCCGGAGCGTCGTGGTCTGCGCAACTTTCGCGACACCGATGCCGGTTTCCATGTCGATCTCGGACCACTTCACGACGACACGGCCGACGAGCACACCGTCCGGGCCGATCGCGCCGTGTCGAGAGGGCGTGAAGATGAAGTTCGCGCGGCGTCCACGCGTCGATTCGAGACCGAACGTCTTCAGCGTGAACGGAACATCAGGCACGCGACACTCCGAGGTCCTTGGCCATCTCGTCGTACTTCTGCTCGAGCCACGCCGTCGTGAAATGCTCAGCGGCACAGGCGAAGGTCACCGGCTCGACGGGGATGTACTTCCCACCCTCCGTGGTGAACCCCTCGATCGTGATCCGCAGGGTGAGCGGCGCGAAGGTCTTGCGAGCGTTCGTCGACTGCGCGCGAGCACGCGCCTGGTTCTTCTGTCCGGGGGTCTGCTTGGTAGCCATGGGAGCTCCTATCGCGGGTGGGTGAACTGGATGCCGCGCGGGCCCGTGACCGAGCGGTCGCCGAAGTCGCGCAGAGCGTTGCGGGGGTTGAGAGCGATCGCCTGGGCACCGCGAGTGAGGGTGACGTGGAAGCACACGTGCGGGCCGCCGCTCACTCCGCTCGAGCCGACGTAGCCGAGGAGCGTTCCCGCGTCCACGACGTCGCCCCACGCCACGAGAGGCGCACTGAGCAGGTGGTAGTACCCCGTGTTGAGACCGTCGTGACGAATCCACACCTGGTGCCCGCCGCCGGCTTCGGCGCGCGGATCGTCCTCAGCGAGAGCGACGTCGACGACACCGGCGGCAGCCGCGTAGACCGGGGTCCCACGCGGCGCCCCGATGTCGAGCGCGAGATGCTGCTCGAACTCGCCCGGTGGCGCATCCAACCGCTGACGAGGGCCGAAGCCGCTCCCCGGCGTGAAGCTCGCGAGGCTCATATCGATGGGCCAGGTGAGGATCTGCTCCTCCAGCGTTGGCTCGTACCGCATCGGAGACTCCTACCCGTTCCAGGGCTTCGTGATGTAGCCCTCTGGGTCGATCGGCACACCGTTCTGGTGCACCTCCATGTGGAGGTGGGGGCCGGTCGAGGTCCCGGTGCTGCCGACGTTGCCGAGGACTTGCTTCTTCGTGACGTGCTGCCCCACGGACACGGCGGGCGTGCTCTCCATGTGGGCGTAGAGCGTCTCGATGCCGTTCCCGTGGTCCACGACGACGTGATAGCCGAACCCAGTCGCGGGGTTGCCGCCGGCGAACGTCACCGTGCCCGCGCCCGCCGACGGGATGGGCGTGCCGGCGCCGAGCGTGAAGTCGACGCCCTTGTGATCCGTTGAGCCGATGCCGCCCGGGCTCACGCGGGGTCCGAAGCCGTCGCTGATCGTGGCCGGGTCGAAGGGCCACTCGAGGTCACCCATCGGCCCGCCGACGCTCTGCGGGACGGACATGATCTGGTTGCTTCGCCGGATCAACCACTCGTCGCTGGTCTGCAGCTCGGTGACGCTGCTGACACCCGGGATGAACATCGTCTCGTTGAGCCAGATGCGATCCACGGTGGCGTAGCTGGCGGTGATGCCAGACGAGTTGATGGTGGTCGAGTTGCTGCCGGCGGCGACGGTGATCTGGTTGCTCTCGATACGCACTCCGCCGGCGACGATCGCGCCGTTGACGGTGAGCGTCGAGGAGAGCGTCGCGGCGCCGGAGATAGTGACCGCGCCGCTGATCGTGACGCTGCCCCCGAGCGTGGTGTTGCCGGAGGCCTCGAAGGTGCTCATGACCTTTGTCGCGCCGGTGATGGTGAGCGCGCCGGTGATGAACCCGGATCCGTTGATCCTCGTCGTGCCGTTGAGGAATACGTCGCCGGTCGATGTGAGCACGCCCGAGATGGACAGTGCTCCCGAGATGCCGACGGCGCCCTCGAGCGTCACTGCACCGATCGAGGTCAGGTCGCCGGAGATGGTGACCGAGCCTGAGATCGTCAGCGCACCTTCGATGAAGGTGGGGCCGATGAGGCGGTTCTCGCCCGTCAGCAGGTTCATCCCCGCCGCGGTGAAGGTGCCCTCGAAGTCGACGGTGCCGTTCGCGTAGAGCGACCCGGACCCGTCGGGGCCGCCGAAGATCGAGATGGACCCGGTGACCTCGCCGACGCCGTCGAGGAACCAGAGACCGGTGATGCGTTCGGAGCCCTCGACGAGGAGGCCCTCGTTCGACGCGACGCGGAACGCACCCTCGGTGACCGATGTGTGCCCGGCCGGGTTGGCTGTGCCGAGGCGCTTCACCTGGCGGGCCATCTCGATCGAACGGGGAGCCTTGGTATCGACGCGCTTCACGCAGCACCCCCGATCAGACCTGCTGGTAGTCGACCGTCAGGAAGTGCTTCGATTCGGAGTTGTGGCCGACGCCGATGACGTACTGCATCGACGTCGAGGCGGGGAAGCGCTCGTCGCCGGCGTCCTCGAACGGCATCTTCCAGCCGGGCTTCACGTCGACGCCGTAGACGCCTGCGCCGACGGGAGCTGCGGCCCGCAGGCCGCTCTCGTACTGGCGGATCGGCGCGATGCGCGCTTTGAGCGCGGCCATGGCGAGCGAGTTCAGCTTCGCGGGATCGGATTCGTTCTTGAACGACTCCGTGGCGTCGATGACGGGCATGCCGTCGCGGGATGGCCAGGCGGGGTCGTAGATGCCGAAGCCGAGGCGCATGTCCTCGTCCGACCCCTTTCCGACGCCGAAGATGCCGGTGACGACCTTCGACCCGTCCTCCGTGAACGACAGCTCGTGCAGCGGGTGCTGCCTGGCACTGACCTGCACATCGAACGGCAGCTCCGGGAACTCGGGGTTGCCCCACTTCGCCTGCCAGTAGAAGTTCCCGGTCTCCGTGTCCCACATCGGTTCGATGTAGACGTCCGGGCCGTTGAATGAATCCTGGATGGCGCTGGTGGCTTCCTCGCCGGTGGTGAGCGTCCACTTCTTGTAGTCCGCGATCTCAGACCCGGCGGTGGCCGGCGGGAGGCGGATGGGGAGGTTGAACGCGTTCGGGATGCCCTCGAGCTCCGGGCGGCGGAAGAGCAGCTGCCACAGACGCGTGAGGAGCCCACCCTTGGAGTAGCCGGCCTCGAATACGTGCGGGGCGACCTCGTAGTTGTTGGTCATCATGAAGTAGCGCAGGTCCGCGAGGTAGCGGAACTCCTTCGACGTGACCGTGGAGATGCCCGTCGTCCGCGACCACCGCTCGTTGATGAGGATGCCCGCGTACTTCGCGATCTTCGGCCCGCGGTTGATGGAGTACGACGTCACGAGGGTGCGGTTGACCTTGCCGAGCAGGTCCTGCCACGTCTCCGGGGCGAGCTTGTTCCTCGCGTTGCGGAGGTGGAAGGTGTGCGAGCCATCGCCGATGCCGTTGAGCACCGTGCGCCAGTTCCAGGACGACGGGTAGACGGGCTGGATCAGCTCACCAGTCAAGGTGCTGACGATGTCGTGGTGCCAGGTGATGTCGATCGGGTTCACGACACCCCCTGGCGGTCACACGAATGTCGGGAGGAAGTACGGCGAGAACTCGCCGGTGCCGCCGTGAGGTTCGAGGCGAACCTCGACGATCTGCTTGGACGGGAGGTCCCACCCCTGGCCGGAGTGCTTCGCGCGGTTGACGATCACGCCGTTGCGCCGCACGTACTCCCACGTGAGGTCCACCTCGTGCACCTGGCCAGTGCTCAGTGGTGCGCGGATGCGCAGCCACCGGTCACCGCCCCAGAGGGTGTAGCCGTTCGGCATGTTCGACGTGGCGCGTACCCGGATCGACACGTCCGCCGCGTACGTGCCCCTGTTGATGAGCTCGAGCGGGGCCGACGAGTAGGGAAGCTGCCCGGACTGACCCTCGACGGGTTGCCCGTACTGCCTGGGGTTCGGTGCCTTCACCTGGATCAGGTAGTCCGCGAGGTAGTGCCGCGACGGGCGCCGGCGAGGTCGGAACTCCGGGATGCCGTTGCGCTGCACGCTCGCCCAGAGCTGCTCGCCGAGCTCATCAACGATCAGACGCTCGAAGCCGCCGCTAGAGAGCAGCGACCGGAAGCCGTTCCGGTAGTTGATGAGCTCGGCAGCAGTCTCGGCGACCGCGTGCCCCTCCCAGGAGATGGTTCGCGTGCTCAGCTGGCCAGGCAGCTCGAGCGCGCCGGGCCCGTTGGGGTTGTCCGCCTCGTCCACGCGAAGGTCGACGCCGTCGGACCACCCCTGGATGCCCTTCTTCCCGATGTAGAGGCCGGCGACGCGGTCGTAGTCGGCCACGAAGCCGTTGAACTTGAATCCAGCGAGCTCCGCTGCCAAGGTCACAGGACGCTCCCCATCTCGAAGTTCTCCCGCTCCCGCTGGCGACGCAGGAACTCGTCCGTCGTCTCCCCCGGGTACTGGTGGATCTCGTTGTTGAAGTTGACAATCCGGTCACCCTGACGAGCGCCCACTGGCTCCCGCACGGTCGTGGCGACGACGGCACTGAACGATGCGACTTCCTGGGCCTGCGCCGCGACGCGGGACAGCGCCGGAAGGCGCTGCTCCATGCCACCGGCGTAGTCCTCGATGAGCGCGTTACCCGAGTAGCTCGTGTAACCGCGTCCCGAGAACCGCCCCCGCTTGGCGGGCGACTGCGGGAAGAACCCACCGATGAAGTCCATGACGCCACCGATTGACTCGGTGATGCCGGGGAACATCGCCTCGACGCCATCGAGCAGGCCCTGGATGAGGGCCTTGCCCGAGTCGACGAGCCAGTCGCCGATGCCAGCGAAGAAGCCCATGATCTGGTCAGGGAGCGCCTGCAGGAAGTTGACCGCTCGACCGATGTTGACTTCGATCTCGCGGACGAACATCGTCACGCCCTGCACCATGTCGGTCCAGAGCTTGATGAAGAACAGCTTGATGCCGCCCCAGACCGCGTTCCAGACCGAGGAGATCGCGTTGACGACGTTCGTGATGATGGTCTGCACCATCGTCACGTAGGCCGTGACAGCGGCGACGAGGAACGTCCAGATGCCGACGAAGAACGACGAGATGCCGCCCCACACCGTGTTCCAGACGGTCGTGATCACCGTGAGGACCGTCGAGATGATGGCCTGCACGATCGCGATGTAGGTGGTGACCGCGAACACGATCAGGCCCCACACGAACTGGAAGGCTGCGACGAGCCCGTTCCACACGAAGTTCCACGCCGTCACGATGGCCCCGAGGACCGTCGTGATGATCGTCATGACGATGTTGATGTACGTCGTCACGGCGAACACGATCGCCTGCCACACGAACTGCGCGACGGCGACGATCCCATTCCAGATCCCGGTGAAGAACTCCCCGAGGGCGGTGAACACGGTCGTCGCGACGGCCACGATGTTCGCCCACGCCTCGCCGAGGAAGCGACTGAACTCGGTCCAGATCGCCTGCCCCAGCTCGGTCTGCGTGAAGAACCACACGATGGCGGCCACGAGGGCCACCACAGCGGCGATGATGAGGCCGATGGGGTTGGCGGTCATCGCGGCGTTCATGAGCCACTGGGCAGCCGCTGCGGCCCTCGTAGCAACCGCCGAAGCGACCGTGGCGACCCGCTGAGCGACGAGAGCAGCGGTGTTCCGAGCTGTCGCCAGGAATCCGCCGGTCTGCGCCGCCGTGTTGGTCGCCGTGGCGCCCGTGTTCGCGACGGTCGCCGCGGTGACGGCCGTGCGCGAGCGGGCGAGCTGCCAGTCGATGATCGCGCGAGACAGACCCAGCGTGTTGCTCGCGAGGAGCACCGGAGCCTGCGCGACCTGCGCGGCCGTGACCGCCTGAGAGGCGACCCGCCATGCCACGAAGCCCGCGACAATAGCCGGCATCCAGGCAACGATCGTCTCCGCGTTGTCCGCGAGGAACGAGAGCCCTGAGGCGAGGATGCTGATGCCGCCCGAAGCGAGCGTCACCAGTCCCCCGCCGAGCTCCGGCAGCTGCGCCGTGAAGGAGGAGACTGCCGGCATGAGTTCCTGCACGCTCGTGCCGATGCTGCCGAAGGCGGGACCGAACGAGCCGAGCGAGGACGTGAAGCCGGAGAAGCTCGAGAAGTCGAGCCCCGCGGTGGCGTCCACGACCTGGCGCACGACGAACGCGACGCGCTCCATGAAGCCCGGGAAGCCCGAGCTGGTCACGTCGCCGTCGTTCGCCACCCATGCGGCGCGGAACGCGGTGATGCCGCCCCGCAGTTCCTCGAACACGGTGCGAGACACGAAGGCCAGGCGCTCCATGAAGCCGGGGAACCCGGACGACGTGACGTCGCCATCGAAGGCGGTCCACGACGCCGAGAATGCGGTGATGCCGCCGCGCAGCTCTGTGAGCGTGTCCGCGGTGAACTTGCCGAAGATCACGCCGAGCTCGGCGGCCTTGGGCGTGAGGGTGTCGAGGATGCTCGTGAAGTCACCCATGAGGGGCTTCAGCTGCGAGAAGAACCCGCCGCCTTCGCCGCCTGCGTCGAGGAACGCGGCACCGACTCGGCCGACTGCGGCGAGCACGTTCTGCCAAGCGCCGATGAACGACGTCTGGCCCATGATGCCGGCGGCGCCACCGATGTTCTTGTTGATGGCGTTGAGGAACATCTCCGAGGAGATGGCACCCTCGGAGGCCATCTTCTTGACCTCTTCAGCCGTGGTGCCGGCTTCCTCCGCGAGGTACTGGTAGATCGGGATGCCGCGGTCGGCGAGCTGGTTGAGATCGTCCGTGTAGGCCTTCTGCGAGGTCTGCACCTTGCCGAAGATGGAGCCCATGTCGGAGAACCCGACGCCGGCCACTGCGGCTGCGTCGCCGACGGACTTGAGGTAGGTGGTGAGCTGCTCGCCGGGCTTGACGCCGGCGGCGACTGCGGATGCGGCGGCGCCTGCTGCGTCGCCGAGTCCGAAGGCGGTCCCCTTGACGGAGGCGAGCGCGCTGTCCATGACGTTCTGCACGGACGTCGCGTCGTGGCCGAGGGCGCTGAGCTTGGACCTCGCGGTGTCGATGCCGACGAGTCGCTGGAAGCCGAGCGCGGCCGTGATACCGCCTGCAGCGGTGACGACGCCAGCGATGGGCGTGGCCAGGGAGGCGATGGAGCTGCCGATGCTCTTGACGGTGCCGGCGACGCTGGCGGCAGCCGACTTGAAGCCTGAGGCGAATCCGGATCCTGCCCCGGTGCCTGCCTTGGTGAAGCCGGTCTTCGCGGTCGCCGTTGCGGCGGTCGCGGTGGAGTTGACCTCGTCCACGGTCTTCTTGCGGAAGCCGGGGAAGACTGGGCTGATGGGAATGTGGCCGGAGCCGAGCTTCGTTGACACCGGCCACCCCCGTCGCTAGTCGAAGGCAGACATCTCGGCGAGCTGCTCGGCCATGAGATTCCGGTCCGCTTCAGTGACCTGCCCGCGTTCCCACGGCAGCGGCAGTTGCACCGGTGCCGCTCCCTTGGGACGCATGGAGTTGAGCGTTGCTTCGGCGTGCATGGCCGCGACGAACTCGCCGTAGGTGATCGGGAATGACCACCCGGCGAGCGCGGCTTGGTAGTGCGAGCCGAATTCGTGCTGGAGGCGACGTGTGTGACCTACCGCCTCGCCCCAGGTGACCGTCTTGCCGAAGTCGGCGACGGAGATCCCGAGGCGAGCGCGGAAGTCATACGTGAGGGCGTCGCGGTGCTCCTCTAGCTCTCCGAGGAGCCATCGGATTCCCCCAGCGAGGTTCCTGCGACCTTCTGCCAGAGCTCGAAGTAGCGGCCAGCGAATGCCATGACCGCGATGACGCCCTGCTCCTGGAGGATTGGCACTTCGTCCTTCTGGCCCAGGAACTCCAAGACGGCCATCATCTGGTCGTCGGAGCCCTCGCCGGCCTCCATGATCTCGGTGAGCTTCGAGTACGGGACGTCGAGCGAGGTCTTGAGGATGAAGCCGGACGGGAACTTCGCCGCGAGCGACTTCTCCACGAGCAGGAACTTCGGCTTCAGCTCCGAGCGGAGGCGCTCGACTGCTTCTTCCTCGGCCTCTTCGGTCCAGTTGTCGAAGTCAAGGTCTGTGAGTTCGATCTCGGCGACGGGCTCGGGAGCTGCCTTCGCGGCGGGGCGGCGGGTTGCGGTCTTGCGTGTGGTCGTCATGGCGACTGCCTTTCATGGGTGGTGATGGAGTCATGGGTGTGGGTGGTGCGCCGGCCGGAGTGACCCATGAACACTCCGGCCGGCGGTCTCTAGCCCCCGCGCGTATACGGGAACGTGGCAGAGCTCGTGGAGCCCTTCAGAACCTGGATGGGGGCGGATCCGGCGGTGCCCGCGGGGACGACTGCCTTGATCTGAGTCGCGGAGTCGATCACGTAGTTCGCCGCGGGGATCGTGCCGAAGCGCACTCCCGTGACGGCCGCGAAGCCGGTGCCGGTGATCGTGACCGTGTCGCCCGCAACCGCAGCGCCGGGGGTGGCCGCGCTGATCGTGGGCGGCGGGTTAGTGACGACGTACTCGGGGTAGATGAACCATTCCGCGAAGAAGTGGTCCTCGAACCACTCGTGAGGCTCCCACTGCAGGGTCGCGATCCACCCTCGGTTCGAGCCCTTCTCGGCCTTGTCACGCTCGAGCTCGGAGATGAAGAACACTCCGTTGTTGCGCTCGAGGAGACCTCGGCGCTGACCCTCGATCGGCTTGTAGACCGTCTCGGCGTAGCCCAGGTACCGCTTGGCGGTGACGAGCTCGCCGACAAGGATGCGGCCGTGCTCGTCGGCGGTCTTGCCACGGATGAACTCGCGGACGATGGGGTCGGTCTGCGCGAGCCCGACCTTGAGCGTCAGGACGTCCTCGCCGTTGAGCGAGTAGCCGCGCTGGAAGAACTCGACCTTGTCGCCGGCCTCGCCGCCCTGCTCGAAGCCCTCGTCGGACTTGAAGAGGCCGAGCTTGCGGTACGCGGGGTAGTTGTCCTTCAGCTTGAAGATGCGCTGACCGCCGTCTTCAGATGTGATGACGTTCTCCTCGGCGAGCGGCGCAAAGCCGAAGGAACCGCCGATCGGGATGGCGACGGCTGCGAGGGTGTTGCCCTGCTCGTCTGGTTCGTACATGAGGTGCTCCTTAACGAAGAAAGCCACCTCAGTGGGTGGCGAGAGGTGGTGGTGATTTGGGTCAGGTCGACCCGACGACGGTGTAGCCGACGGTGAAGTAGCAGCGAGCGCGGTCCTGCGTTTCGGCCACGCGTTCGGGGCCGATGATGTCGTCGTCGTCGATGGACGTGATCGGCCCGTCGAGGAACGGGAGGTAGGGGTCAGAGAAGATCCCGAGAGCGAGACGCGCGAGGTCGCCAGCTGGCTTGTCGTTCGATCGTGTGCCGGCGATGACCGTGAAGCCCACTCTTCGTTCGAAGCTGAGCGGCGGAGTCTTGATGCCGGAGAAGTCCTGGATGACGATCAGCCCGTCCGGGAGCTCGCCGCCTGGGAACTTGTTGCCGAGCATCACTCCCGGCAGCTGGGAGCGCCCGTAGTCGGCGAGCCAGAGCTCGAGGTCGGGCGGGGTGACCCTAGCCACGAGCTGACCGGATGAGGCCGCGGGCCATGGGCGCGTCCTGCGACTCGATGACGATCGCGGCTGGGTCGTCGGACACGACGGCGAACTCCGATCGGTCGTCGCGGGACGTTTTCACGACGTGGATGCTCTCGACGTAGTCGCCGGTGTCGACGGGCGCGACGGCCCGCACGTTGTCGGCGACGCGATCGGCAGCGTCACGCGTCAGGGCGGTGACCTCGGGCGAGTGCGCGACGACTTGGAAGAACGACTCGTCGAACTCGAAGTCGCGGACGAGCGCCATCAGCCGAGGTCCTCTCGGAGCGTCACGAACGTGCCCGGCGTCCACCCGGTGAAGGGGTTCTTCGGCACGTCGGGGAAGCCGACAACGTGCCAGAGCCGAGGTCCCTGTCGAATTCGATCGCCGCGCTTCACGTCCGCGTGCGGATCGGTGAGCACGAGGAGGGACGTGGACAGGGTCTGCTCGCGGCCGACCGTCACGGTGTCCGTGGAGCCCTGGGAATCGAAGTAGCCGGCGAAGGTCGCCGTCTCCGGGTCGTCCCAGGTCTCGGCTGTGTCGTCGGGGTTGTAGGCGTCAGGGATGAGCCGAGCGCGCTCGCGCACGAACTCGTCGGTGAACTCCATCAGCTGTACTCCTCATCTGGCCAGACGTGCTTGAAAGGCCGCGCCTTCGGGAAGTTCCCCTCGGGATGGCCTGCGCTGTCGCCCAAGCCGACCAGTGAACGCAGCGAGTCGCGATCTTCCTTGGTGAAGGCCGACTGCACGTCCCGGTATGAGACGCGCGCCGTCGCCACACCCTGTGAGGAGATGTGACGGCTCCCCCGAGTCGGGAGCAGCTCGCGAGCCACGGCCCTGAGGATCGCGACGGCGTCCTTCGCCGGTTCCCCTTCGAGTCGATCGACGCCGGGGGCGATGGAGCGAGCCGCGACGAGGACGCGGCGAGCCGTGTCCTCATCGACGCCCGTGAGCTGCGCGTAGGTGATCACTCCATCGCCCCTTCCGTCACTTCGCCGGCGGGGCGGCTGCCTTCGCAGCTGCCTCGGCTTCGGCCGCCTCGCGAGCGGCTCGGGCCTCGTCCGTCTCGGCGGGTTCGTCGATCGTGACCGTCTTGACGAGCTCGAGCGCCTTCAGGCGCTTCAGCTCATCGGCTGGCACTCCGGAAGGCAGGTACTTGCCCTTCTTGAAGTAGGCCTCGCCGCCGGGTGCGCCGGGCACCTTGACGACGATCATGGTCGCGACGACCTGGTTGCGCTGCTTGGCCATCAGAGCCCCGTTCCGGTGATGACGCGACCTGCGCCCGGGTCGGTGACGACCGGGACGGTGACGCGGCGAGCGCGAAGCAGGTAGCTGTCGGTCTCTTCCTTGCGGATCGACTTCGTCTCGATGCCCGCGAAGGCCTTCGAGTAGCCGGGGCCGCCGAGGTCCTCGTCGGCCATGCCGCCGAGCTCCGCCGTGTCCACGAGCAGCGGTGCTGCCGTGGGGACGTTCGGCGACCGGAGCCACGTCATGTCCAGGACGGTGGGCCATGCGCCCGTGATGAGCGGGTTCGCAGCCTCGCGCGGGAGGAGGCCCGCCTTGAGGAACTGCGACATGACCTTGGCGTACGCAGTGGGCGTGAGCACGATCGTGTCCAGCGAGCGCCCCTCGCCGTCTTCCTCGGCCGCCGCCTTGGCGAGTTCGATGTCGAGCACGATGGCGTCGACCGACGTCCACGCAGCGCTCGCTGCGAGGGTGCTGGTGACCTTCGACGCGATGACGCCGAGCGCCGCCGAGTCGACGAACTTCACCATGCGGTTGACGACCTGGACGAGGCTCTTGTTCAGGACGTCGATGCCGCGACGCTTGATCGACTCGTCGGTGATGGGCGTGTCACGGCCCCACTTGTCGACTCGAGCGGCGGAGAGGTCGCCGACGTTGGTCTGCGAGCGCGGGTACTCGCCGCCAGGCGCGATCGACTCGGGGTCGTCGTCAGAGAACACCGGGTCGCCGTTCTCGTACAGCACGGCGCCGCCGACGGAACGGTAGCGCCCGGTGAGAAGCGCATCCGAGATGAACTTCTGCGCGGCGAGGGTGCGAACCCGGCGCGCGATTGCGGCCTGCGAGCCGAGCAGCTGGTGGATCTGCTCGGCACTCAGGTCCTCCGTACCGAGCAGCGCCGGTACGGGGTAGGTCAGTGAGGTCATTTCCTCGTTCTCCTTGTCAGTCGAGGGCGACGTCGACGGGCTGGTCTGCCGCCGTTGCCGCTGTGATCGCGATGCCGAAGCCGGAGACGCCCGCGCCGGCGGCCGCGACCTTCCCGGCTGCGGCGGTGATGATGCGGGACCCCGCCGGGATGGCAGCCGATGCGACGAGCGTCTGAACGCCGCCTCGGAGCACCAGGACGTCGTCGCCGTCCTTCGCGTCGGTCGCTGCGGCGCCGATGACCTTCGCGCTCGCGGCTCCGGCGTGCGCAACCTCACGCGAGCCGGTGACTTCGAGTACTCGACCGGCGGTGACGTCGGCGCTGGCGGAGAACGTGATGTTCGCGCCCGGGCTGAACTTGTGGATGTGGCTCATCAGGCGCCTGCTTCCTCGCCCCACGCCGAGGCGTAGAGCGCTTCGTCGGTGGTCTTGTCGCCCGCCGAGTGGCCGAGCTCAGCGACCGGGATGGTGTTCTTCGGGAGGGAGTTGAGGAGCGTGGTGATGCCCTGCTCGTCCTTCTCGATGCTCGCGAGCCAGCCGTCGCGTGCGGCCGGCGCGATGCGGCCCTCCTTGACGGCTTCGTTCACGATGCCTTCGTGCTTGGAGCGGATCTGCTCCTTGCGGGCCTCGCGGCCCTCGGCAGCTGCGCTCTGCAGCTCCGCGAACGCCGTGGCGTCCACGACGATGGCGCCCTCGGGCACCGCTCGGCTGTCGTTGCTTGCCTGCTCGTCGAGTGCCTCGTCCACGGCAGCGAGGAGCTGCGTGTCGTCGGCGGCGGCATCGGTTACGCCGAGCCGCTCGCGGAGGCCAGCCTTGAGGTCGTCGTATGCCACGACGTTCTCCTTTCGGTTGGGGTCACCCGGCTCGGACGAGCTCGGGAGTTCAGGTGCCTCGAGGCGAGGGGCTGGTGCGTGCTGCCTGCCGGCATACGCGAAGCCGAGCTTCGAGAGGTCGAAAGCGGCCTGAGCCGCGGGGGCGTCTGCCCATTCGTCGGCGAGGCCCGCAGTGACGGCTTCCTCGGCCGTGTACCAGGTCTCGGCCTTCATGAGGTCGCGCCAGTGGGTGCGTTCCTGGCCCGCGCGAGCCGCGTAGGTGTCGGCGATCGAGTCGGAGAGCTTCGAGAGGAGGTCGGCGGTGCCGGCCATCGTCTGGGCGTCACCCTGCGCGAAGCCCCAGGCGTCGTGAATCATGAGCTGGGAGCCGCGGTTCATCGTGATGTGGTCGCCCGCCATCGCGATGACCGAAGCTGCCGATGCGGCGAGCCCGTCGACTGTGACCTCGATGCGTGCCTTGTGGCGGCGCAGCGAGTTCATGATCGTGATGCCGTCCCACGCCGCCCCGCCTGGTGAGTTCAGGTAGAGGTGGATGGTGTCGACGTCGAGCTCGTCGATCTGGCTCGCGAAGGTCTTGGCACCGACCCCGCCCCCGTACCAGCGCTCGCCGATCTCCTCGTAGATGTAGACGTCAGCGCTCGAAGGCGCGTCCTCGTCCTGCTCGGCCTTGGCCTGGATGCGGAACCAGCTCTGTGGCTTCCTCATGCGCCCTCCTCGGGCTGCTCGGGCGCCACGGCGGGCGCTGGTGTCTTGGGCTCTCGCCGGGTCTTGTGGTCCTTGACGGGCAGGCGGTGACGGAGCCGCATGAACGCCTCCAGGTCCTCGTCCGCTTCGATCGCGCCGGAGTCGAGCAGGATCTTCACGGCCGCAGCGGTCGCGGGCTGCTCCTCGCCGATCTGAGAGGGCACCAGTCGCGGTGCGCGTTCCTGCTCGCCCCAGTTGTGGTCCACGAGGTCTTCGATGACGTGCTGCTGCGTGACGTCAGCGATGTGGCTGGCGACCGCGTTGAGCGAGTCGGTGAAGAAGTTCGCAAACGTGGAGCCGAGCGCCCAGGAACCGGTCTCGGTGCCGAGGTTCAGGAAGTGCGCGAGAACCGCGCGAGCGATCTGCTCGTCGTGGTAGCGGATGGGCTTGTCGGTGTCCGGCAGTTCGCCGGTCACGCCCATCAGCTCGAGGTCCGCGCCGTGCGGGATGGAAGCGCCGGCGGCTTCACCAGCTCGGAAGTTGGTCGCGAGCTTCAGCCCAGCGGCCTTCTCCGATTCCTCCCACTGCCTGCGCTGCTCCAGCTCCGCCTTGTCCGGGGATGGGGCCGCCGTGTAGACGGGCACGCCGAGACCGTTGCGCTCGACCGTGAGGGCCTGAGCGCGCAGGGTGCGGTCCTTCAGGAGCCAGTTCTTGTACGGGGTGCGGAGGAGGCTGTTCCCGACCCAGTTCGCGCCCTCGCGCTCGTTGACGTACACGACGAGGCGGTCGATGGGGATGCGGATGGGCTTGACGCCGTTGCCGTACTGCTCGATCGCGGCGAGCCCGCCGTCCTTCTCGACGACGAACTTCGAGAGCGTGCGAGGTGGGCGCCAGGCGAGCTTCCTGAGTCGCAGGAGGCCACCCTCGGGGCGGTAGACCTGCTCGAAGACGGAGTGTCCGTAGACGAGCTCGAGGAGCGCGAGCCGCAGGTGGTCGTCCCAGGAGAACTTGTCGCGGGTGCGCAGCGGCGCGACCTCGGGACGGCCCTTGACGGGCAGCCCCAGGTCGGTCGCGATGAGGTCCACGACCTCGTCTCGCGCGCCGGCGGGATCGATCATCCACGAGGTGGAGCGGATCGGCATCCCGACTGCGCGGAGCACAGAGGCGACCTGCGCGTCCTCGCGGCGCATCTTGTCGAACACGTCGATCGAGAGCGGCCAGCGAAGTGCTGGGTTCGTCTCGTGCGCGTCGTGGCCGAGCTGCCCCCACGAGGCGAGGACGCTGCCGGTCTGGTAGCCGATCTCTGTCACGGACACCTCCTAGAACTGCACCTGCGCGAGGTTTTCCTCGGGCTCGGCGATGTCGGAGCGCTCGACCGTCTCGGCCTGGGGCGGCGGAGGCGGTATCTCCTCCGGCGGAGGCGGCGCGAACTCCTCGAGCGCGTACAGCGCGTCGGTGAGGCAAGCGATCGGTGCGACGTCGACGGGCGACTCGAAGAGGTCCCAGACGGGCATCTTCGAGATGAGGCGCGTCGTCGCGTTCCCGACGGTGAGGTTCAGCGTCGGGTCGTCGCGGTGGCGGATCAGGTCGTCGCGGAGGCGGTCGTGCACGCGGCCGGTGGCGTTCAGGAGCGCCGTCTGCCGGATCTCGTGCACGATGAACCCGGCGTCGGTCAGCGGCTTGATGAAGTCGGCCGCGGGGCAGCCGGACGCCTGCACGGCGACCTCGTTGATGCCTGTCTTGGTGCGGACCGCGATGAGGTAGTCCAGGACCCAGAGCATGCCCTCGCGCTGCATGAGCAGCTCGAAGTGCTTGCGGCCGTCCGTGCGCTCGCCGACGACGCCGATAGTCGTCATGCTGCGGTTGCCGGCAGTACTCACGCCGAGCACCTGGCGGGCGTCGTCAGGGACTGACGAGTCCGGATCGGACGCGTCGCCCCACTTCTCGGGGCTGAGGAACGGAGCCACGCGGGACATGACCCACTGGCAGAGCACCTCGGTGCGGTAGCCGGCTTCCTCCATCGACGGCGGCATGTCGGCAAGCGCCGACTGCACCGTCATGGCGCCGTACCCGATCGAGGGGTTCGCCTGCAGGATCCCGTCGAGGTCGTCCATCGGGCAGCCGTCGGGCGCCGACCACTCGAAGAGCCCGAGCGTGATGTCGTTGCCGTTCGCCCACTCTTCGGCTTCGAGGATGCCGGCTTCGACCATATCGGTCCACGACTGCTGCAGGGCGAGGGCGGCGTCGCGCTGGGCGCGGAGGACTACGGCGCTGGCGTCGCCCGCGTTCGAGATGCCCCAGAGCTGTCCCGACCAGAAGGCCTTGAGCGTCTGCGAGACAGCGTTCCACGCGTCCCAGGTGCCCTGCTCGCGTAGCTCGTCGAGGATGAGGCGCGCGGCGGGCTTGCCGCGGGCGTTCTTGGCGGCGCGGATCTCGTAGTGCGCGAGGTTCCGCGCGACGATCGCTTCCTTGCCGTTGGTGTCGGAGACACGAGCGGTAGCCGACTGTAGGTCGGCGATCGCCAGCTCGGCTTCTTCGACAGTCTCGGGCTGAGGGTCAACCCAGAGCTTCACGGCCTTCCACGGCTCGCGCGCGATGTCGAGGTTCTGGGCGACGCCCACGACCTTGAATTTGAGGGGTGGCACCTGGTCCGGGTGGCGCTTCGAGTCGACGTACAGCCACCAGGCGGCCAGCACGGATGCGAGCGTGGTCTTGCCCTGCTGGCGGGCGACGAGCACGATGACGCGCTTGAAGCGGTACTGCCCGTCCTCCAGCAGCTCGAGGGCGTGGATGAGGAGCCACTCTTGCCAGGGGTAGAGCTTGATGCCAAGGATGACCGCGGCGAATTCGATTACCGCGAAGCCCTTGGATGTCTCCGGGGTCAGCGGGCGCAGCGGTTTCGTCCACAGGCGGGGTTCCGTGCGGCCGTAGTGCTTCGCCACGGAACCCCCTGACTAGCCGCTGATGCCCTGCTTGGAGAGGTATTCGTCGAGCTTGCTCACGGTCGCGGTGCCCTCCTCGGGGACGGGTGCCGCGACGAGTTTCCGCGTGGCTGGGCTGACGCCGAGCTCACGCATGACCGACATGAGGTGCGGGCCGAGGTACAGCGCCTTGGTGAGCGCCGTCGCGTCCATCGACTGCTTCGCGGCGTCGATCTGAGATGCGATGCTGCGGCCGAGCGCGACGAGCCCCTTGTGCTGGTCGGTGACGTTGAGCGCGGTGAGTGTCGTCTCGAACGCGTCGAGCATCGGAGTCTCGTCCGCGCCAGCGACACCGGCGATGCGCATCCGCATCTCAGCGAGGCGCAGTACTCGATCGATGGCCGCGGGGTCGCCCTTCGTGGCCTTGACCCAGACGCCCTGCTGCAGGCGGTCCAGGCGGTCGAGCTCTAGGTCGCGGACGCTGACCGGGTCAACGCCGAGTCCCTGCCGCTCGAGCGCACGAGCGATGCTCTTCTCGGTCATGGCGATGGACGAGAACTTCAGCTCCTCGCGGATGCGGGCCACCGTCACGCCGGCACGGCGCAGCTCCAGCGCCTTCTTGTCGCGCTCTGCTGGCTTCACGCTGCCACCTCCGCGAACGAGTACTGCTGCCGGCCGCGGAGCGGGATCACGCCCGTGTGCTCCTCGAAGCGTCGAGCGGTGACGTCGGCGTAGACCGGGTCCAGCTCGACGACGAGCGAACGCATGCCGAGCCCGTGCGCGGCGATGAGCGTGGAGCCCGACCCGGAGAACGGATCGAACACCAGGCCACCGGGCGGGCAGGAGTTCTCGAGCATGGCCTGCACGAGCGGGACGGGCTTCATCGTCGGATGCTCACGCGATGCACGCGGGCGCGGCACCTGGAACACCGTCGACGACTTGTGACCGCCGTGCCAGTTCTCCCCGCCACGACCGAGACGACCCTCGCCGCCGGGCGCGAAACCGTACGCGATCGCCTCGTAGTCGGCGGGCATCTCGGCCTCGAAGATCGGTTCGTGCTGCCAGTGGTAGTCAGCGCGGCCCATGACGAGCGAGTCCTTCACCCAGATCAACGTCTGACGCAGGCGGATGCCAGCCTCACGCATCGCGGTCGCGAAGTCCTCGCGCACCACGTCGGAGTGAGCGACGTACATGGGAGCGCCAGGTCGACAGACGGCGAGCGCCGTGCGGACAGCGTCACGGAACACCGCGACAGCTTCGTCCGCGCCGTCGTTCTGGATCGTCATGCCGGTCCCGCCGACGTAGTTCACGCCGTAGGGAGGATCCGTCCACACGCAGTCGACGTGACCAAGCGCGGCCGAGCGCACGAGGTCCGTGTCGCCGCTGCTCCCAACCACCAGGCGGTGCTCGCCGAGCTGCCACACGTCACCAGGCCGCGAGACAGGCTCAGCCGGCCGGTCGGGTGCGTCGTCCGGGTCAGTGAGCGCGAGAGGCGGCTCCACATCGCGGAGGAGGCGAGCCAGGTCCACGTCCGAGTATCCGGTGCCCGTGAGGTCGTCGGCTTCCCGCAGGAGGTCGAGCAGCTTCTCGTCGTCGTACGAGCCGAGGTCCGCGATGCGGTTGTCGCCGGCAACGATCTGCGCGGCGGTCTCCCCGTCGACGTCGACGAGCACGACGCGCAGCGACGGCCACTCCAGCGACCGAGCCGCCATCAGCGTGTGATTGCCCGCGAGCACCTCATTCGGGCGCCCAGTGATCGACCCCACGTTGACGACGATCGGCTTGTACTGACCACGAGCACGGAGCGAGTCCGCGATCGCCTCCACATCACCGCGCCGGGGGTTCCCGACGAACGTGGCGAGGTCGGAAACGGACATCTCGACCATGCGCAGGTTGTCGATTCGCATCATGGCCTCCCGATTTCGTTCGTGCGCGTGATGGGGTACCCATTTCCGGGGAGGGAGGACCGATCGAAGGAAGGGGCAGGCCGCCCATTCGAACTTCTGAGATTTTTTCTCGACTCGTTTCGGCTCAACATGGGCTGAGGCTTGCGAGGTTCGCGTGTGCCGAGTCAGGACTATTTGAAGGTGCCCTGACATTCCCTGTCGTACTTGGTCTTGAAGGCATCGATGTACGCGTCGAGTTCGTCTGGGGTGTAGATCCCTGTGGCGGTGCGCCTGCCGTTGAAGCTGAGGCGTGCTCCGTCGGGTAGTTCCTCACAGTCGATGGTCACGTTCTTGGTGATGAGAGTGATGGTGACCTGCGAGTAGTCCCCCGAGGGAGTGATGGCAACCTCGGGTGTGGTGGTGAGCTCCACCCCGTCGACGGTGACGGTGCGTCCGATGGTGACGGTCCGGTGCGTGGTAGTCATGGGTTCCTCCTGGTGGGTCAGTCGGTGCGTGTGCGGATGAGGAAGCGCTTGCTCGGTGGGCGCGCGCTGAAGAGAGTGCCTGTGACGAGGTCTGACATCACCTGGTGGTTGACGGTGTCGCAGGTGATGATGACGACGTCGATGGCTTGCCCTCGTGCGAACTGCGCTTGGCCAGACTGGAAGCGGAGCCTTCCCCCGTTCGGCCAACTGATGAGCGACCCTTGCCGCGTGGCGTCTGGTCCTGCCTGACCGAACGCGTACCGGTGGGCTTGCTCTGCTGCTCGTGCTGTCTGGTCGAGCCAGAGGACGCGGTGTCCGTCCTTGGCCAGCGAGAGGGCTTCGGCTATCGGGTCCATGGGAGCTCCTCCGTGTCGGTGGGTGCCGCTACGCTTCTGCCATGTCCCCTGCGAAGCGCTCTCTCAAGGTCGCGTGGATCATCGTTGGCGCTGTCGCCGTCGTGATCGCCGCGCTCGTCGTGTTCGGTGTTGCATCGAACAGCTCCCCCACGCCCACTGAGGAGCCGGTGGCTGAGGCCACGCAGCCGGCAGAGACTCAGGCGCCCGTCGAGGCGGCGACCGCTGAGCCCGAATCTCCGAGCGTCGCGATTCAGGTGGACCAAGCGCTCAAGACGAACTTCGTTGTGGACTCGTACCAGGACACGTGCGGCCAAGAAGGTCTGACGTGGCCGTGCTTCATCGGTGAGGTCACGGATGCCGGCGACGGCAAGGTGCTCGTGTGGTTCGCGCAGAACCCGGAGGATCCGGCGACCACGGCGAAGAACATCCTCACGCTGTCGTGCCAGGCGGTCCCCGACCTGCAGGGCGTCATCGTCGCCGACCTGAACCAGGCTCCGCTCGCTGAGGTCACTCGCGCTGAGGGTGCGGGTATCTGCTAGGTCCACTGCCGCGAAGGCGGGGCTAGCCCGACCCTGGGCGAGTTGTTGCTGCGCTCGCGGTTGCATCCAGCGTGCGAGGGTTCCCAGTTCGTTGGGTCTTCCTCGAACTCCGGGTAGAGCGACACGGGCTTGATGTGGTCGCGCTGGAAGCGGTCGTCGTTCTTGAAGTCGTCCCAGGGGGCGTCGTAGTCGATCGGCATGCCGCAGATCCAGCAGTGCGCGCCCTTCGTTCCGTCCTCGTTGATGAACGCAGCGCACTCGGCGCGGAAGTCGGCCTTGTTCTTCTTCCCCTGGCGGGTGCTGGTGTGGTTCTTCCCCATGGCACCCCCTCGCGGGTCAGGCCCGCCGACGTCCCCACATCGGCGGGCCCACTTCCCTCGATGCTCGATTCGACACGACGCTGAGCTTGCATCCCGCGGCCAACCGACTCATGGACGTGCACGGACCGGATAGACGAAAGCCCCGAGCGAGAGTCGCTTCGGGGCTTCGTGAAAATGTGTCGATCTTGAGTAAACAGGGTGACACGGGTCCCGTGTCAACTCGATCCGGAAATTTCTTTCTGACGACGGCGGATCCGGTACTGCGTGGCCGGGTCCCGGAGAGTCATGTCCCTCCACCAGGAGAGCAGCTCCTCGAGTTCGACCTCCATGCGGCGGCCGTCCATGCGGATCTTCATGCCCTGGCGTCGCCACCGCCGGATAGAACGAACCGACCTACCTACACGCCGCGCTGCTGCACGGGTCGTGAGGTAAGTGGGGTCAGAACTCATAGGGCTAATTATCCCCGGTGAAGCGCGAAAGCTTGGGTATCTCGCACCTCCAAACGCGCGTTACTGGCTGATCGTGCCAGGATGAACTGTGCCTGATATCGACCCCTCCCCTTCGGCCAAGAGCGCGCTCGACAAATTGCTCTCGTATCTCACCAAAGCGGCCCTTGTCTCTGCCGGAATACTCATCATCGCCGTGGGCCTCACGATTTGGCTTGGGCCTTGGTGGCGACGTATTCCGAGTGCCCCGACCGCGGATGAGTGGAGCGCGCTCTGGGGCATGATCAGCGCCGTCGGCGCAATCGGCGCTGTGGTGGCCGCTGTGGCCGCATTCCTGGTGGCTCGGGACCAGCTGGCTACCGCGGCTCAGCAGCTCAGGGATGCGGCAGAGCAAGCGAAGAACGCGTCGTTGCAGGCGGAGAAGGAGAGCTTCGACCGCAACCGCCCCTATGTTGTCGCCTCTGTGGTCCCGAGTCTCGCGGGCATGGGGGTTTATGACCTTGTGCTTACCAACCTCGGTGGTTCCTATGCTCGATCCATCACGATCGGCCTAGACGAAGGTGTGATCGCGACCACGCACGAAAACGACCACATCTCGCAGAGCTTCGAAAGACTCTCGCGGTTCCCTTTCGACCTAGCACCTCGAGACTCGCGTCGCATGTTCTGGTCGGTGGACCCAGATGAGAATGCTGACCCCCCGCTCGGACAGGGTGCCCCACCCTCTGGAAGAATTCTCCTGAAGTATGAGTGGGAACGCGATGGTCCTTTCGGACCGGAGTTCGAGGAACTCTTCGCATACGACACTGGTGGCCTCCGCGATCTCTCTCCAGTCCCAGATCAGGGGCCAGTCAGACGATCAACCGATCCCCTGGCGTCTGGGATGCTGAACATCGAGCACGCGCTACGAGCGATTGCTCGACACATGGGTGAGTTCCGACGCTGAGTGGACTCGGCAGGAAGGGCTCGGGATCCTCGTCCCGAGCCCTCCTCGTTTCTATTTGAGAGGAATCCGGGTTGCGTCCGGATCGGAGTTGCGGTCGATCGCACCGTACTTCGCCTCCGCGATCTTCTGCACGGTCTGTGCGACGGACGCGACGACGAAGATCAGGAGGATCGCTGCGATGAGCGAGAAAGCTACCCATTCCCAGGTCATTGGTTCACCCCCTTTGCTGCCATCAGGGCGGCGCGCACGGGGCCACGCAGCCGATCCTTCGTGCCGGCCATGAGCACGGAATGGTCACCGCGGTTCAGCACGGCGCGGATGAAGGCGTTCAGTGCGGCGTCGAGCTCTTCCTCCGAGGGGAGTCTCCGTCCGGTCGCCTCACTCATCGAGTCCACCCTCCGGTGCGCGGCCCGTGCTCCTGGCGATGCCGATGCGCTCGACGGTGAGGCAGACCGTGCGGACAACGCTCCGCAAAAGGAGTGCGGCCAAAATCGAGAAGATCAGCCATTCGAAGTTCATTGCCCTACCCCTTCACGCAGAGCACGGTGCGGAGGTGCTGCACGACCTGCACGAGATCCTTCTGCGCTTCCACCACCTGGGCGATGTCCTTATACGCGGCCGGGATCTCGTCAATGATCGCCGCGTCCTTCCGCGACTCGACGCCGGCCGTCTGCTCGATGAGGTCGGCCACGGTGAACGCCTTCTTCGCCTTGTTGCGCGACATGCGGCGCCCTGCCCCGTGGGAGGCGGACTGGAAGGATGCGTCGTTGCCGAGCCCCTTCACCACGTAGGAGCCAGTGCCCATCGATCCGGGGATGAGCGCGAGGTCACCGGAGCCTGCCCGGATCGCGCCCTTCCTGGTCACGAGCATCCGCTTCCCGTCGATCGTCTCCTCCGCCACGTAGTTGTGATGGCAGTTGATCTGGCTATCGAAGGCGATGGGCTTCGTCCAGTGCTGCTCGACGGCGAGCATGACGAGGTGCATCATGGCCGCGCGCGAGCGGCGGGCGAAGTCCTGCGCCCAGTCGAGGTCGTGCCGGTAGGCCTCCATCTCTGGGGTGCCGCGGAGGAACACAGCCAGGTCCTTGTCGGGCAGGTCCTGGTTCTGGGGCAGCTCCTTCGCGATGGAGATGTGCTGCTCGGCGAGCACCTTTCCGATGTTGCGGGACCCGGAGTGGAGGGTGATCCACACCCGACTGTCCGCGTCGACGCAGAGCTCAATGAAGTGGTTTCCGCCTCCGAGCGTGCCGAGCTGGCGGTGAGCGCGATCTTCGAGTCCGGAGACGTCGCCGTGGAGCCATCCGAACTCGGCCCAGAACTCGGCAGCTCCTGCTCCATGGAAGAGCCCTGCCAGGGGTTCGTCGTGGGAGCTGAAGCCGACTGGGACAGCCTGCTCGATCGCGGAGCGCAGCTGAGGGAGTCGCTCGAGGTCGGACTCGGTGAGCGAAGTGCGCACGGCGGCGACTCCGCATCCGATGTCCACGCCGACCGCGGAGGGTGAGACGGCCTGTTCCATGGCGATGACGGAGCCGACCGTAGCCCCCTTGCCGAGGTGCACGTCGGGCATGACGCGCACGCCGTGCACCCAGGGCAGTGCGGCGATGTTGCGGAGCTGCCGGACGGCCTGAGGTTCGATGTCGGCCTCGTTCGCCCAGAGGAGGGTGTTCGTGGTGTCGCTGAGCGCGGCGGGGAAGGTGGTCATGATCCGGTCCTTTCGTTGGTGCGGCTAGGCCGCGAGGTTGTCGTGCGTGGTTTCGGTGAGGTCGAAGAGCGAGGGCATCTCGTGCTTGCGCTCTTCCGCCTCGCAGTACTTGACCGAGTCGGCCCAGTAGCCGGGGTTCAGTTCGGATCCGCGTCCGCGCCGGCCGAGCTTCATGGCGCGCACCGCGACGGTGCCGAGCCCCATGAACGGGTCATAGATCAGCTCCCCCGGGTTCGAGTACCGCTCGATGAGGCGATCGACGATGTCGAACTGGAGCGGGCAGAGGTGCATCTGCACGTTGCGGCGCACCTGCTCCCCGTTGAGGGTCCGCATCCGGGACACGTCGTGCCACACGTCGGGGTGCCAGGATCCGGGCGCGAGGGACATGAACGTCGCGGGCAGCGCGCCCTTCGTGTCGAGCGCCTCACCGACGCGGATGTGCGACTCGTAGTCGTAGACGCGCTTCATCGTCTCGGCCGTGAACAGCCTCGAGCGGTCCTCGACGGGCAGCGCCACCAGCTCGTCAGTGGTCAGAGGGCGGTCGCCGGAGGATCGCCAGAAGGCGTGCGCGTCGACCTGCCACCGAGCGCGCGTGTACTCGGCCTTGTCTTTCGACACCGGCACGTCGGCGTAGCCCTTCGAGCGGTCGCTCTGCGGCTTGTGGAACAGCAGGATGTACTCGGGCGAGCCGACGCCCATCTTCGTGCCGTCCTTCGCCATTTCGGACCAGCCGAGGCGGTAGGTCTGGTTGTTCTCCCGGACGACGTCGGTGACGACGGTGATCATGCCCATGTAGTCGAAGCCGTGCTTGATGCCGTGCAGGATGGCTTCGACGTGGAAGGGCGAGACGGTCGGGATGCCGGCGCCGGTGACGTTGCCGAAGTTGATGCGGTCTTTCACGTGGCAGGCGTAGATGCGTCCCGGCTTCAGGACCTTGAACAGCCCCGGGGTGAGGAAGTCCATTTGCTCCCAGAAGTGGGAGTTGTCGTCGGTGTGCCCGAAGTCGTTGTAGCTGGGCGTGTACTCGTAGTGGTTGGCGAACGGGATCGACGTGACGATCTGGTCGACGCTGTTCTCTTCCATGTGGTGGTTCACCTCCTGCACGGAGTCGTTGAGCGCGAGGGTCCACCCCTCGCCGGATGCTTCGACGCGTTCGACGCCCATGGAGCGGGCGAGTACTTCGGCGACGTCCGACCGGTTGAGGCCGTACTCGCGGATGATGTCGGTCATGTGAGTGGTCAGCCCTTCGTGAAGTCGCCACTTGCGCTGCAGCTCCTCGACGACGCCTCGCTCGGAGTCGGCGTGGATGAAGCGCACGTCGCACGGCCGTGTCTGCCCGAATCGCTGGATGCGGTGCACGGCCTGGATGGCGTCGTTGAACTTGTAGGAGACGCCCACGAAGAGCGCCTTGTTGCACTGCTGGAGGTTCAGGCCCTGCCCGAGCATCACGGGCTTCCCGACCAGCGCTGTCGTCTCGCGGTCGCGCCACTGGTCGAGGCGGCGGTCGATCTCGTCGTCGCTGAGGCCGGAGCCGTGCACGGACGAGTAGGTGATGCCCATGTCGGCGAGCGCCCGCTCGATGGCCGACTGCTCGTCGTTCAGGTCGCACCAGATGACGATCTGATCGAGGTCCTCGAACGCGGCGAGCTCGTCCTTCATGCGCTGGATGCGCAGCGGGATCGTCTCCCGCTTCTCGCGGGCCGCGTCCTTCAGCGACATGGCGGAGTCGCGGAACATGAGCGCCTGGCCGTCGCGGTCGGTCTGGTCGGAGAGCAGCTGCGTCTGCGTCTCCAGCCACTGCACCTTCAGCTCGGGCAGCTCGTAGCCGGTGGCGTCGAAGCCGAGGTCCGCCGGCGACTGGAGGAAGATCGCCCACGTGGACACCCAGAGGTGGAACTCGTGCACCTTGTGCGGGTACAGGGTGAGGTTGCCGGCCTTGGACGAGTCGCGCTGGAACCACCTGGTGAGGGCAGCTCCGGTGTCCATGACGCCCAGGAAGCCGGCGTAGTGGATCAGCTCCTTGTAGCGGTTGGGTGAGGGCGTGGCCGTCGCGACGAAGCGGTAGGCGACGTCGGCGAACAGCTGGAGGAACGACTGGAAGGTCTTCGATCCGAACGAGCGGAGCACGCCCGCCTCGTCGAGGCTGACCGCGTTGAACTCGGAGGGGTCGAGCTTCCCGTCGCGCACCGACTCGTAGTTCGTGACGTAGATGCCGGGCCCGGTGATCTCCTCCGTGCGGCGGATGAAGGTCGTCTCGATGCCGAGCATCTGTGCGTCGCGGCGGAACTCAGTGCGGACTCGGAGCGGGGCGACGATGAGCGCGCGGCCGCCGACCCGCTCGAGGACGAGGCGGAGTACTTCGAGCTGCATGACGGACTTGCCGAGCCCAAAGGCCGCGAAGATCGCGCGCCGTCCGCCCTTCACCGCCCAGCGGACGATCGCGGCCTGGTGCGGCTTCAGGATGGGGTTGACGGCAGCTTCGTCGACGTCGAATCCGAAGTACTTCTCGAACGAGACCTTCTCGCGAAGGAACGCATCGTAGGTGGTGGTCATCACTCGGCTCCTTCCGGTGGTCGGGTCTTGGGTCTGGGTTCGGTGTGGCACTGGCAGGCGCCGCCCTTCCCGCATGGGGCGAAGGGGCCGCGCCAGCAGCAGTTGCGGTGGCAGGATCCGCGGGGCAGTTCCTTGGGGATGGTCGGGCGCTCGGCGGCGCGCAGCGGGCGGATCACGCCGACCTCTTGGAGGCTTCGTCGGCGAGCTCGTGGAAGAGATCGATGACGAGCTCCGGCTTGTAGGCCGGCGCCGGCATGTGGCAGGTCTTGCACCGCACCTCGGCGTTCCCGAAGTCGGTCCAGGTGACTTCCACGGTGTGAGTGCCGCAGACGATGCACGCGCCGCGCGCTCGCTTCGGCCTCGCCTCGTTCAGGCCGGCGAACTTCCGGCCCTCGCGGACGGGCTCCACGATGTCGTCGTGCGCCTCCCCCGCGAGCGTCGTGTACGCGATCGACTCGAGGTGCGTGAGCATCCAGGAGGTCAGCTCGCGCAGATCGTCGCGCGTCTCGACCGCGTCCTTCCCGGCCCGGGTCGCCTTGCCGAGCGCGGCGTCGGGGCCCTTGATGCCGAGCATCCGCACCGCGTCCCCGCAGGTGGAGACGATCGCGGCCTCGATGTTCGACGCCAGCTCGGCGTGCTTCTCCGAGAACACGTCCCGGTCCTGGCGGCTGCCGGAGACTCGGATCGCGTCGAATTTCACCGCGCCCAGTCCAGGGACGATGCCGGCGACGAGCACGCCGACGACTCCCGGCGCCCACACGAGGTGATCGCGAAGGCGGAGGAAGCACCACGAGCAGAGACGCCCGTAGCTCGCCTCCGACGGCTGCTCCTCGCCGTCGTCGTCGATCCACACGCAGCCGCGGATGCACGGGTCGGCTGCCGCATGCTGCGCCCACTCGTCGCGGAGCTCGTGGAGCGTGGATTCAAGATCGCTCATCGGTTCCAACCTCCTTCGTCTGGGATTTGCCATTGGAGCCCCGTGGCGGCCTTCACTAGGCGGTGCGGCCAGAGCCGCTCTTCGCGATCGCCGCGCCAGCGCACGAGCTGCGCCTGCTTGCCGTCCGTCTTCGGGACCGGCGCCAGGCCCATCCCGAACTCCGGCCAACCGAGCAGCGCGGAGGATCCTCGAGGTGCGAGGTTCCGCTCGCCGCGACCGTTGTCCGACTTCCCCGCGTGCGCCTCGATCAGCAGCGCCAGCCCCCGGTCGCGGAGCGTGTCGAGCGCTGCGAGCACGGGCGCCGCGTCGTCGTCGTTCGTGATCGCGCCCTGCGTCAGCCGGTACAGCGGGCCGATCATCACGAGGTCCGGGTTGTGCTCGTCGCAGTACTTGTGCAGCAGCGCGAGGTCCTTCGGCTTCGTGATGTCCATGCGCCGCATCGGCTTCGCCCGGAAGTGCTCCCGCACGCTCGGCGCGACCTCCGCGACGCCCAGCCGCTCGATGAGCGTGCGCAGGTTCCGTGACCACTGACGCTCGGTGTTCTCCGCGTCGATCACCAGCACCCGGCGGGGCTGCATCGACTGGAAGTCCCGAAACGGATGGATGCCCGCGGCAGCCGTGAACACCAGCTGTCGGAGCAGCGCGGACTTCCCGAACCCCTCCTGTCCGGTGAGCATGAGCCGGTCCTTCCGCTCGATCAGCCCCTCGATCAGCCAGTCGTGCGTAATCGGTACCGCGAGGAGGTCGTCGAGCGTCATGAGCCGGCCCTCGTCCGCTGCCTGGCGAGCCTGCAGCGTCGACAGACCCTGGAGGCCCATCCGGATCGCATCCCCCGGCGACGGTGCGGCGTCCAGCAACGACCGAGCGAGGAGCTCCACTCCGCGAGTCATGGACGCCGTGGCGACCTGCTCCGCGTAGTAGCCGACATTCGCGGCGGTCGGAACCTCCGAAATCCAGGCGTGCAGCTCGTGCGGTTCGACCCCTCGCACACCCCATTCGCGGAGCTTCATGCTGACGGTGATGACGTCGACGCCTTCACCCCGAGCGCGCATCCCGCGGATGCCGTCGAAGATCGCCGCCAGCCTCCCGTCGTGGAAGTCGTCCGGCTCGACGTGCTTCATCGCCTCGGCGACCATGTTCCCGTCGAGGAGGAGCGCGCCGATGACCGTCTGCTCGAGAGTGATCATCGGAGCCAGTCCGAATCGTCATAGCCACGCTGGGGGCCGGGGTCGACGCGGGGTGGCAGCGGGTCGTCTTCCCAACGCCCCGAGTTCAGCCACGATGCAGGATGCGGGATGAACTGCGGGTCGGGCAAGTTCGGGTCCTGAGCGAAGCGACGAGCACCATCGAGGACGACGTCGTAGCCGTTCGCCTTCGTGACCTTCTCGAATGCCTGGAACGCTTTGGCCTTGGCGACGTGCCTCGGGTAGACGTCCCAGAACTCCTTGAACTTCAAGTCGAGAACGGACGTAGATACGTAATTACGTCTATAAGAGGAGTGACTGTCGTCGGTTTCACCGAATAGTGCTGCGTCTTTCGGTGAATGCGCTTCTTTCGGTGAAAGTTCTTCACCCTTTCTTTTCGCCCACGGGACGAGGATCGTGAAGCCGTTCGGTCGGCCCTTCGCCCCTGGGTCGTGGTCAATGAGGCCGGCAGACTTCAGCCGCTTCACGACGCTGAGCACCGTGCGATCGCTGATGCGGGTCTTCCTTGCCAGCGCCGCATACGTGAGGTCCTTCTCGGCCTCCACGAAGCGGCAGCGCCCCGAGTCGTCGGCGACGTCCGCGAGCGCCAGGAGCAGAACGAGGTCGTTGCCAGCGAGCTGGTGCTCGCAGTCGTGCCACACCCAGCTGGACACCTTGACACTCACGAGAGGTCCCCCGCTCCAGCGAGCACCACGAGGCTGCCCTTGAACTCGACCAGGCCCAGGAAGTCGAGGCGACCGATCGACGCCTTCGCTTCCTCTTCCGTCGCGCCCGTGAGTCGCTGCACGCCGCGCAGGTCCGTCGCCGGCATGCGGCCCGTCTCGTCGCACCGCGCGATCGCGAGCATGGTCAGCTTGTCTTCGGGCTGGCAGTCCTGTTGCCACACCCAGGCGGTGATCTGTTCGTTCATGCCGCCGACCTCCATTCGTCGTACTGAGCCCCGTAGATCTCCCGCATCGACGCGAGAGCTGTGTCTTCGGACACCCACATGCGGGACTCGAAGATGAGCACGCACCAGATCCGTTCCGGCGCGTAGTAGACCGGCACCTCGTCGGCGCGGTCGAGCTGGTGGAGCCACCGGGGCACCTTCCAGCCGTTCAGGAGGGCGACCGTCTGCAGGTCACCCTCGAAGCGGGCATTACATGGGCTGCACGCGGTCAGCCCTTCCATCGGTGTGGGCGGGAGCTTCGAGCCGCCCATGCCCACGGCGGTGCGGTGCTGGAACGACAGGAAGTCCTCCCGACCGCACCGCACGCAGCGGTTCACGTCCCGCTGGTAGACGGCGGCGCGCACCTTCGCCGTGGGCGCGGCCATCAGATGACCTCGCTCGGCGGCGTCGCGGCGTACCGCTTCTCCAGGTCGACGAGCACGAGCCGGCCTTCGAGCTCCTGGATGTACGCGTCTTGCTCGGCGCACTCCTGCTCGAGGCGGACGGCGTAGCGGCGGGCCGTGTCGCGCTGACCTCGGAGCTGCTTGTTCGCGTTCACAAGGTTCGCGATGCGGCGCGTGCGGGCGCTCACGATGCCGCCTCTACGAACAGGTGATAGCCCCAGCCGTAGTACCCGTTGTCGGTGCCCTCGGATGAGAACAGTTCCTGAGCGCCCGTCAGTCCCTCGACGTACACGAAGAGCTTGATCACCGCGCTATCCCCGTAGTCGTCGGTCTTGTGCTCGTCGACGGTGGCGTTCAGGATCGTCGCTCCGATCAGACGTGAGATGCCCTCGGACGGCTCGACTGAGAAGCACCCGTTGGAGCATGCGCATCCGCCGTCGGCCTCCTGTGCCACGAACTTCGTCCCGTCATCCAGGGTCAGAATGAGAGTCGAGTAGCCACCGGAGGGCCGGTGCTCGTCCGACCACTGCAGGTCCCCGTGGTGCTCGTGATCGATGGCAGCGATCGTGCGCCCCGTGATCGCGGCGGAGATTGCCTTCTCGTCGTCGTAGCCGACGCTGCGGCGAGTCTGCTCGCCCATCAGAACGGCATCTCAGGAGCCGGCAGTTGCTCGACCCGGATGAACGGGTCGACCTCTACTGCATGAGCGAGATCGTCGAAGCGCAGGACGACGGACGCGATCCCGGCGTCGCGCTCCTTGTGGTTGACCTCGTTGACCCGGCCCTCGATTTTCAAGAGCCCGTTGACGTGCACGCGCACGATCCTCCCGATGTGCTCGCCGCTCAGTTGCTGAGCCTTGCTAATTTCGTTTGCCATCTCAGTGGCCTCTCCCGGGGCCGGTGGCCCCGTACATCTGCGTTACTGATTTCGCGACCGTCTGCCACGCAGACAGCTGCGTCTCGAGCGCCTTCATCTGCCGCTCGGCGTGACGGAAAGACACCTCGGCGATCTCGGCATCCGCGCGGAGCTGAGCTGTCTCCAGCTCCGCGCGGTACCGCTTCTCGGTCTGAGGTCCAGCCGCCTTCAGATACGCGGTGGCGAAAGCCCGATCCAGGTCGCGATTGGCCTTCTTCGCTTCCTGCTGCCGAGCCGAGACGATGCCCACTCCCTTGTCGATCTCGGACGAGAGTCGGATCACCTCGTTCTCGACATCGACCGGGTTCACGCCACCGCGCATCAGTTGAAGCCCTCGGGCATCTGCGCCCACTCGGCGAGTTCTTCCTTCGTCGGTTTGCCGGGATCGCCCGTGAAGGGTTCCTCCCCCTCGTCCGGTGCGAGGAGCGCCATCGGAGCGTCATCCTGCGGCGGTTCCGTGCCCTCCTCAGGAGCCGGTTCGGGCTCGGTGGCATCCTGGGATGGGGCGGGCTTCTCCACCTCGGGAGACGGCTGGGGAGCTTCCTGCTCTGCCTGCTCCTTCAGCACCTGCGCGGGCTTCTTCCGAGCGATCGTCGTGCGCTTCGGCTTAGGCTTCTCCGCCTCGATCGCGGAGTCCGGGACAACCGTCCCGTCCTCGAGCTCCTCGGCCGCGTAGAGGCCCATGAGCATGTCGGACGCGATCAGACGTACGAGCTCCGAAGTAGCGCGAGCGAGGAGCATCGCCTTCGGCTGCTTCTTCCAGTTGTCCTTGTTCGTCAGCCCCAGCCCACGCGCTCGGTCCATGTCCCAGACCGACTCCTGCACGCGGTCGTCGCCCTTGCGCTTCCCGAGCACGATCGCGCGCTCCGAGTTGGACTCGCCGACCCAGATCTCGTGACCGGCGGCCTGCGCCAGACCTCGAAGCGTGTTCGCTCGGAACGCGGGCGTGCCCTGGATGATGTCGATCGACCGGAGCGCGGCCATCGGGTCCTTGATCCCTACGCCTCGAGCCGCCATGATCGCGGCCGTCGCGTTGCCTGGGTCGTTCTGGTACTGGTTGGGCACGAACGGCGTCTTCACGAGGGAGCACGCGAAGTTGTAGACGACGGCCATGTTGCGTCCGAACTCGAGCAGGTCGTCGGACCCGTATTCCACGCGTTCGATGTACTCGACCTCGGCGGGCGCCACAGACTCCTGCGTCGCGACCTCGGCGGTGGTGGTGTCGGTCATCGGCCGATCCCTTCTGTGAATGTGGTGCGGGGCGTCTCGATACCGAGTGCCTTGTTGGCGTTGAGCTTCGCGTCGACGGAGTTCCAGAGCGCGCGGCCGGCGGTGACGTCGACGTGACGGATGCGGCGTCGAAGTGAGGCGAGCTGGACGCCCTGGGCAACGGCCGCGATGGCGAGGACGAGCACGACGACGGCGAGCGGGCTCATGCCGCTGCCCCCGGGCGCAGCTGCTCGCCCTTCCACTCCGCAGCGACTTCCTTGTCGGAGATCGACCGCGCGATGCCGGCGGCGTAGGAGAACGTCGCCCACGTGGCCGACGAGAACTCCATCGGGTACACCGAGTAGTCGTCCGACCGGACCCAGATCGCCCACAGATCCGTGATGCCGAGCTCAGCCATCGAGTGCTCGAGGTTGTCCGCACCGAGGTAGTGGGTGGCGTTCGCGTAGGCCGTGAGCTGCAGCGCCGTCTCCGCGAAGATCCCCGACCGGTTCGTCTTCCAGTCGGCGAGGATCACTTTGCCGGCATGCTCAGGAAGCTTCGACCGCAGCAGCAGGTCGAACGTGCCGCCGTAGAGCGCCTTGTCGTTGTAGCAGGGGGTCTCCGTCAGGATGATCTCGACGTCGAAGTCGTCAAGGAACTTCACCGCCGACTCGACGTGCCCCCGGATCTCATCTGGGACTTCCACCTCCTCCCCGTTAGCCAGCTTCTCCGCGAGGTTGTGAACCTCCGTGCCGCGCTTCGCCGCCCAGTCGCGCTGTCGGTTCTTGGCACCCTTGAGCTCTGCAAGTCTCTTGGCGACGGGCATCTCGGAGAGCTCGTCCCAGCGGTCGACGGCTTCCTCAGCGGTGACGCGGGACGCCCATTCGACAAGGGCAGGCTTCGGAATCCCGTTGCCGAGGATCGTGGTAACCCCGTCGAGCTTGATGCCCTTCGGGTTACCACCGGATTCGAGGTAGTAGGCGCGGCCGACCTTGCGGAACGGCCCGGTGGGCTTCGGCTTCTTCGTCGCCATGGCTATGCCGCCTCTGGACCGTCGGGGCCGTCCGAGAATCCGGGCGACATGCTTGGGAACTCCGACACCCTCGCTTCGGACAGCGGAGTCTCGAGGTCGAGCTCCGGCTCCACGACCTCGATGGGCAGCTGCTCGTCGCCGGTGCGCTCCGCAGTGAGGCGGTCGAGCATCTGGTGCAGCTGCGCAGCATCCTCCCCAGTCGCGACCTCAAGGCGCTTCACCTTGGCGATGGCCTTCACCTCGCCGGTGTCGTCCTTCACGGTGCGAGCGTCGCGGGTGATCATGACCACCGCGTAGAGCGGCTCGCTGGGCCCGGCCGGTTCGAGGAACACGTCCTCGTAGTCGGCGAGGCCGTTGGTGTCGTTTCCCGGCAGTCGGCCGGAGAACTGGAACTTGTTGCTCATGGGGTTTCTCCTTCTTCGATACGGGACACGCGGATGCGCGCCCCGGGGGTCTCGTGGGGCAGCGCGTAGCGCTTGACCTGGGTGGACGCGACGACTTGGGCGTCGTCGACGTAGATGCGTGAGATCGTGAGTGCGTCGAGCACGGCGCGGAGGAGCTTGTCGAGGTCGGGCTGCACGCTCGGGTGCGGCCTCTTGACGCTCACGCCCCGGTTCATGCGGAACACGACGTCGACCTGTAAGGGTTCGTGCTTGATGAACGTGCCGGCGAAGTCGCTGGCTGCGGCCTGCACTTCCTCGCGCCAGGCACGGAGCGGCTTCTTGTTGACGTCCACGACGCTGGCGCCGACCGAGCCGTCTGCGCGCTTGAAGCCGAAGGCCTGCTTGCTGCCCTGCTGGACGGGAGCACCGTCGACGTTGAACTCGATCACAGCGCGACCCAGTCGAAGTGCGCGGGGTTCACGCGACCGGCTGCCATGCGTGTAGCTGTGCGCAGCACCTGCCGGTGGGCCACCGCACCGAACGGAGCCGACCACGAGGGTGCGAGATCCGTGACGTGCGTCGCGAAGACGTGCCACTGACCACGGACAGACCGCACGGAGAACCGCCAGACAGGTAGAGCGGACGGGTACGGAGCCTTGGTCACGGGCGTTTTCGGGTACGACAATTGATGCCCCCTTCCAGAGGGGTGAGATGGGGAACGGCTCAGAGAGGCCGGGTGATGAACAGGTCGCGCATCGGGGCGACCTTCTTGCAGGACCTGCAGCGAGACGTGCGCGAGTCCGAGATGAATGGCGCGAGATGACCGGCGCACGCAGGGCGCCAAGCGAAGGGGCAGTCGAGGTTGCTGCAATGCACGAGCAGTGTGGCGCGCTGCCAGCACTTCTTACTGCTACAGAGGACGATGATCGTGAAGTCGAGGGCTTCGAGCACCTCTGCCGCGTCAGCCATGGCCGGCTTCGATCGCTTCGTCCGCGACCTGCTGGTCACGATGTCGGTCCGTCTCTTCGTCGATGTAGCCGAACGGGTCCGTGTCGCGGTCGTACGGGTCGACCTCAAGTTCCTCTAGGTCGTCGAGCGCGTCCGCGGCCTCGATGCAGATCCGGCATGCTCGGTAGAGCGCGTAGGCGACGGCGAACAGGCAGCCCATGAGAGCCCAGGACTGGAGCGGCGTCATGACCGTTCCCCGAAGCGATCCGTGCTCGTGCGCTTCGTGGACGAGAGCCACTCGAGGTAGTCGGTCCAGTCGTAGACGACGGCTCGGGCGTTGGCCTTCATGTACGGCGGGCCGTCGCCGCGCTTGCGCTGTTCCTTGAGGGCGGCGACCGTGAGGCCGGGGACTCGCTCGCAGAGTTCAACGGGCGAGAGGAGGATCGGGGACGATGTGGGGGTGATGCTTGTGACTGGTGCGAGCTTCGGTGCTCCCATGTCAGTGGCCTTCCTGTGAGGACTCGCCGAGCTGGGCGAGGATGTCGGTGGCGGTGAGCGCGAGCTTCACGGCTTCGGCCGGGTCGCGGGTACTGAGTGCTTCTGCGGTGTGGAGCAGGAGCGCGACGATGGTTTGCCAGCGGAGGATCGGGAGCGTGATGCTCGCCGTCTCGTCGGTGGTTGTCTGTACAGTTGTCATTCGATGGACCTCCAGCTAGGTCTGTCATCGGGTCCCAGTGGTAGCCGCCGCTGGGGCCCTTCTTTGTCAGCTCAGGCCGCGACTTCGGCGGTCTGCGCGAGTTCGATCGCCGGCTGAGCGGGAGCCGTCTCCCAGTCGAGCTGTGCGGAGCGGAGCAGGTCAGCGACGGTGATGCCGAGGTAGTTCGCGATGCGCTCGATCTCGTCCGTGTTGAACGGCTTCTCGTAGCGGAGTCGCTCGTAGATCGCGTTGCTGCTGAGCTCGAGAGCTTCGGTGAGGTTGACGCCCGACTTGTCACGTCGGGCAAGTTCCGCCTTCACTGCCCGGATGATCCGAGTGGAAGTGGGGGTAAGTCCGTTTGCCATGCCAAGAATGTACCTAGTTGGGTACAGATACACAACTCAACTAGGTACAAACTTGTGAAAGTACCCGGATTGGGTACTATGTACATGTGATCAAGAGAGCAGTCGGAGAAGCCTCCGAGTTCAGCCGCCGAGTCGTCCGCATCATCGAGGACGCCGTGGGCAAGTCGGGAGTGTCCATCTCGCAGTTCCTTGCGGAGGCGGGCATGTCGCGGAACTACTACTACACGCGACTCCGTGGCGAGAAGCCCTTCAACACCAACGACATCGAAGCGATCGCCGACGCTCTCGGCCTCGATGCGATGGAGATCCTGATGGGCGCCGCACAGCCAACCGGCGCGCGCGTCACGGAGATCCGACCCAAGGTCACCGACGAACCCAACTGGGACGAGCTCGACAAGGGCCGCAAGGTCGCGAAGAAGAAGTCCTCAGCCGAAGAGCTTGACCCCGACCAGGACTAGCTATGTCGGTGGTCGACGAGAGCATGGCGGCATGTTCCTCTTCGACCTCGCAGAATGCCTCGGGATACCCGTGCACTGGCGACGCCAGATGGACGACGTCGGTGCTTGGTATCCAGACCACGGATGCATCGCCCTCCACGAAGGGCAGACCTGGGCAGAGATCAGATGCGTCCTCGGTCACGAGCTCGGACACGCAGTGCTGGGACACGAAGACGACTCCCCCAAGAACGAAGCGGCAGCCGACCGCTGGGCAGCCAACGCCCTCCTCAGCGCCGACGCCGTCGCCGAGTGTGCCCGCCACTACCCGCACAACCCCGAGAAGTGGTGCCACGAGCTCGACGTGACGCCCGACATCCTTCGCGCATGGTTGCGCGACCCCGACAACTACGCCGCAGCAGAGGATCTACTCGACCTCGTGACGTGACAGCAGGAGACCATGGCAACGATCGGCAAGTACGAGACAGCGTCCGGCACTCGCTTCCGAGTCCGGTACCGCACCCCTGAGGGCAAGCAAACCGACCGCCGCGGCTTCAAGACGAAGAAGCAGGCAAACGACTTCGCCGCGACTGTCGAGGTGTCAAAGCTCCGAGGCGAGTACGTCGCGCCGAGCGCCGGGCGCAAGACGGTCGGGCAGCTGGCCGTCACATGGTTGGACCAGAAGAAGGCCCTGAAGCCGTCGTCGGAGCGCAGCCTCGAATCGTCTTGGCGCATCCACGTCAAGCCGAAGTGGGAGAACGAGCCCGTGGGCAAGATCACTCACGCGCGAGTGCAGGCGTGGATCAACGCCGACTTCAAGGGCAAGTCGCCCACCGTCGTGATCCGCGCGTACGGTGTGCTCGCCGGCATCCTCGACCTCGCCGTCCGCGAGAGGCTCGTCGTTGCGAACCTCGCTCGAGGAGTCGTCGTGCCGCGCAAGGTGAAGGGCATGCACGACTACCTCACCGTCGAGCAGCTGAAGGCCCTCGTCGACGAGAGTGGCCAGCACGGGGACTTCGTCCTGTTCCTCGGGACCACTGGCCTGCGATGGGGTGAGGCCGTCGGGCTGCTGGGCAAGCACATCGATCGGAAGCGGAAGCGAGCGACGATCGAGCGCGCCTACGCACAGATGGGTTCCCGCTACGAGCTCGGCACTCCGAAGTCGCACGAGATGCGGTCGGTGCCGATCCCGGAGCGTGTGCTGAAGCGGATGCCGCTGGTCATGCCTGGCGCGCACGTGTGGGCGCTCAAGGGCGTGGACGCACCGATCCCGCGGCCGTCGCCGGAGTCGGGGTGGTTCGCTCAAGCGGTCGCGAGATGCATGAAGGCGGACTCCACGTTCCCGCGGGTCAGCCCGCACGATCTGCGGCACACGGCCGTGAGCCTGGCTGTCTCGGCCGGAGCCAACGTGAAGGCTATCCAGCGCATGGTTGGGCACGCCTCCGCGGCGATGACGCTCGACGTCTACGCCGACCTCTTCGACGATGATCTGGACGCCGTGGGTGATGCGTTGAATGCAGTTGTGGGCAGAATGTGGGCAGACGCCGCTTCCTGA